CCCACCCCCAGACCAGATGCTTCCAGCATCTGGTTTCCACCCTCACTCATTTCGGTGGGTGTTTCACACATGGCTCACAAAGTCAGTGTCCTCAATCACACACTCACGTTGCCATCCGGCCGGGATCGGACATATAATCCCTCTATCCCTAAGAAGGATCGGCGTAGGCGCTTCGCGCCCCACTCAACTCGGAGTCTAGATCGGTGTACCCCCCACCAAAAGGGGTAGCTCTATGACGAACCAGAGTCCAGTCCCGGTGTACGGCGAGTACGTTCCGGCCGGTTGGCACATCCTGATGGCCACAATCTGCGATGTTCCCGGCGCTACGGTGCCAGAACTCGCCCAAACTGTGGGAGTTTCGCCCGCTACAATCCGCACCTGGCGCAAAAAGCCCGAGTTTCAGCGCTTCCAGGCCTGGTATATCCAGACGTTCTACTCCCAATCCGCGCTTCCGAGCCAGCTCCCGCCTGGCGGCGCGCTCCGGGAGCGTCGTCAATTCAAGGAAGAGCTGTCAGATTTCGCGATCGACATGTTTGACCGCCTGCAAGACATCGTCGAGAACACAACTGACGAGAAACTTCTCACGCAGATAGCGCATGACGCCCTCGATCGGGCGGGATATGTGGCGACCCGCAAAGTGGAAACGCGGGCCCAGGTCATGATGCTCACGCCGGAGCTCCTAGAAATGCTGAATCGGCGTGCCACCGAGGCAGGTGAGGCGCCAATCTTGGTGGGGGGTAACTCTTCCAATGGCCTTCCTCCTTCTTCTGATCCCCGTAGCCCTGATGTTGTGGTGGATGTCCTACTGGAAAAGGCGTGATTGATGGACATCCTTGACAGACAGGCTCAACTCGATCGCCTGGTCGGCGTGAACCAGGCACCCTCGGAACCCTTGACGATGCACTCAGAGTCGAGGGTCGACGAGATCTACGAGACTACGCGAAAGAGGGCCCAGGACAGCCTGTACTTCTTCACCACAGCGGTGCTCGGATGGAACAAGTTCGAACCCCAACCTCACCTGGAGATGTGTAACTTCATCCAACAGGTACCTCCCAAGTTTCCGGACAAGAAGCGTCGGAAGCTGCTCCTCGTTCCCCGTGACTGCTACAAGTCCACGGTCGCGTCGAAGAGCTTCCCCCTCTGGGTCCAGATCCAAGACGAGTTCTGCGGGCTCCCAGGACCCGAGCACAGGATCCTCCTCTACAGCTTCGCCGCGGATAACGCCGTGAAGCAGATCCGCAGCATCAAGCAGCAGGTGGAGCGAAACGAGAACTTGCGGTGGCTCTTCCCCTCGATCATTCCCGACATCACTCGGACCAAGTGGAGCGACACCAACCTCCTCTTTCCCAGGGAAGGGATGTACGGAGAGGACAGCATCGAGGCAGCAGGGATAACCACTCACATCGTCTCCCGTCACTACACGATCCAGATTGGGGACGACAGCGAAGACAAGCAGTCCTCCGAGCAGCCCGCTGTCCGAGAGAAGGTGAAGACGTTCTACAAGACCGCGGAGGCCCTCTTCGTGGAGGAACGGGAGGGCTACGAGCTGATGGTTGGGACTAGGTGGGGGGTAGATGATCTCTACTCGGAGATCATGACCAACCAGCATCGGGATACCGACATCATGGTGCGCCCCCTATACTGGACCCGCCAGATGCTGGAGCAGGACTTCAAGAACGCGGAGGAGGAAGCCAGGCCACCGACGTATAACATGGATCCGGAGGTCTTCGCTCCCGACCCAGAGAAGACGTACTACTACTTCCCCCGCCACTTCCCTCCCGATACCTGTGCGAGGATCGAAGCGAAGCAGGGCTCGTTCATGTTCTCCATGCTCTACATGAACGACCCCAAGGACCCTAAGAACGCCGAGTTCAACCTGAACGACGTGCTGTGGTTCACCTTCGACCAGGAGGGTCACATCGTGTTGGACAGGGAAGATGGCACGCGCGAAATAGTGGACATGGATGGTCTCAAGCGCGTCATCTTCTGGGATCCGGCGAACAGGTCAGAAGACATCCGCAAGCACTCACGTAACGCCATCGCCGTAGTGGGAAAGGATCGCAAGGGCCGCATCTTCGTGCTGGACACGTTCGCTCTGCACAAGAAGCCCGAGCTCTGTGTGACCAAGTTTATCGGGATGCACCAGCGGTGGCGCTGTCACAAGGCCGCGGTAGAGGACGTGGGGTTCATGCGCCTCCTCAAGTTCCCCATCTACCACGCGATGCGGGAACTGGGGTACCACTTCGCAGTGCAAGAGCAATCTCCCGTGGGCGACAAGGACAATCGGATCCGGACGCTCATCCCCTTCTGTGAAAGTCGCTTCCTCTGTGTCCGACGCGGCCTCACGGACCTGCGAGAGGAGATGAAAGGGTTTCCAATGATGCCCCTAAATGACCTCGTGGACAGTGTTGCCGCGTGCATCGAGCTCCTAGGCAACTCCCGTGACGTGCGTGATACGGGGGCATCACGACGTGACCAGTTGAACGAACGTGCTCGCGCGGCCACTCGGAACGCGACGACCGGCTACTGACATGTTGGTGGGGGGTATTGTTTTCGTGCTCACGCTGGGATTCGTTATCCACTGCCCGATCTTCAAGCCCTGGTTCGGCTTCCGTCGGCCCGCGGGACACCGGGGCAGGTGGTTTGAGTGACGCTCCTTGAGATCGCTAGCGTCTGCATCGTCCTCGCAGTGGTGTTCCTCTTCCTGGGAGCGATGTACGCGATCAGACACAAGGGCCACGGTTCCGGGCGTGACCGCTAGCCCGCGATTCCTCTTTGGTGGGGGGTATTGTTTCCATGGCTAAGAAGAAGTGGGCAGACGTCCGAGACAAAGTCCTCGGCGCGAAGGGGGAGAAGAAGGATGAAGAAGATGAAGCCGTCGAAAGCAGCTCCAAAGGGAAACCCAAAAAAGCAGCGTCGCGGAGGCGCGAAAGCGGGCGGGAAGAAAAGCTAGCCAAGGTCCCGGCCGCAGTCCGCAATGCCCGGCCGGCGCTAGGCAGACAATCTCATTCGAAAGCCTGGACTTACAGTGATTGAACCACTTCCCGTCACGCTCGAACCCGCTCAAGAGGACACGCTCCGTATCCGTGTCCGCGATGAGCTGACGTCCGCTGTGGAGACGCACTCGAAGCGTGAGGAGCGCTTTGCCGGGTTCCTGCGGGCCTATAAGTTCAGGCCGAAGACGGAGAAGAAGGACTTCCCGTGGCCAGGGGCCAGCAACATCGTAGTGCCCCTGGTGAAGATCACGATTGACGCGGTGGTCGCGCGGCTCCAGAAAGCGATCATGGGTACCCCGGACCTCGTGGAGGTCACGATTAAGAGCGCGCAGTGGGAACCCCTGGAAAAGGACATACGCGAGTGGCTGACATGGTTCGTGGAGAATGGAGGGCTCAAGAGCGGCCTGCGCACAATGGCCTTCGACATGGGCTTGTGTGGAGACAGCTTCGTCCTCCCTCGCTGGATCAAGAGGGAGCGAGACTCCCACATGTACGATCCGAGTGGGAACATCGTGACGGTGCCCGTAGTAGAGTACGAAGGCGTTTTCTGGCATGTTGCCTCGCCCTCGGACGTCCTCTATCCAAATGGATTTGACGAGTGGGGCCAGCTCCCCTGGAAGGCTATCAAGCACCGGTACACCTGGGCCGAGTTGAAGCGCAAGGAGGCGAAGGGCGACTTCGACGATGTGGAGCGCATTCGCTCCACGAACAAGGAACGCTCCGATCCGGCGTGGCGGGCCCGTGCAGAGAACTCGCAGACGACGGGGACCACAAGCACGCTGTACGAAGTGTACGAGATCCATGGGCTGTGGGAGATCCCTCCCGCCGAGGACGCGGACGAGGCGGAGCCCGTGTTCGAGGAGCTGATCCTCACCTATAGCCTGGACGGGGATTGCTTCCTCAGCATGATCTACAACCCCTTCTTCGGGAAGGCCCACCACATCGTGAAGGTGCCCTTCCTCAACCAGGCCCACGAGGTGCAGGGTCAGTCTGTAGCGGAGCAGACGGTCCCGTTCCAAGACGAGGCCAGCACGGCGCACAACCAGAAGATCGACGCGGCCACTGCGGCCAACGCAGGCATCGTGGTGGTGTCCGAAGAGAGCACACTGGGCCCTCAACAAGAGATATACCCGGGCGCGCGGATCGTGACGCCGAACCCGGACAAGGACGTCCGCATTCTCCACATGAGTGAACCGGGACCCGCGATCCAACGCGTTGAGGATCAAGCAGCGTTCTTGGCGGAGAAGTCAAGTGGGATGTCCTCCTACAACCTCGGCATGGAATCCAGTATTGTCGGATCTCGAGCAACTGCTACTGGAACAACTGCTCTTATCTCCGAAGGTAACATCCGACAGTGGGTATCAATCGATGATATGCGAGATGCTCTTGCGGAGCTCTTGTATCTTACGATCCAGCTCGAGCAGCAATATCGCCCCGAGGGGTACGAGTACATTCCCGGGAAACGGATTATGTTCCCTCAAGGAGACGTGCGGTCTTCTCTTGGACTTCGTCTGAAGGTCACCTCGGAGCAGGTCAATCGGGAGCTGGAGCTGCAGAACCTGCAGATGCTCATGGCGGTGCTGAACGAGTACTACATGAGGCTAAGCCAGGCCTCCATGATGATGTTCAACCCCCAGGTGCCTCCGCAGGCCAAGCAGACGAGCTTCATGATCATGATGGCCTCCCAGGACCTGATCCGCCGGTTCGTGGAGCGCTTCGACGTCGAGAACGTCGAGACGATTGTCCCCAACATCCAAACAATCCTTCAAGGAGTAGCAGGTGCCCCACCCCCCGCGCTTGGCGGAGTTCCAGGAGCTCCCACCCCGGGCTCAGCGATGGGTCCTGGAATGGCTCCAGGAGGAGCTGGAGGCATGCTACCGCCGGATGCGTCTAGCGGACTTGCCGGAGGAGCTCCGATCGGAGCAGGGGGCATGCCGCCTGTTATGTAAGCTTCACGGGGACCTGAGACGGTCCATGGAATCCCCCCGTAACGAGGTCACAGCGGAGGGGTAACGCGTTGGCGCGAAGCGCCTAGGGAGAGACCGATGCCTAAAGTGGACGAGAACGGGATCATAACGGAGGGGCGATTCCAGGGGTACAGAGCAGTGGACGTGCTCGAGTTCGCGGAGACGGTGGAAACACGCTCTGAGGACGGGGACAGCGCTTCTACCGGACGTACAGCGCCCAGGCCCCCTTCCGATCCGGGTAGCAAGCTCACGCAAGACGCTGCGGGCCGTGTGGACAGGACGATGATGCTCCTCGCCTCCCAGCAAGAGAAACTGGACGAGGACGAGTTCGCCTCCACCGTGTCGGATTACGACCGGCCCGTCCCCGGTCTCACGCCCGAGAAGACGTATAGGCAGGTGGTCGCCGAGACCAAGAGCGGGATGAGCTTGGAACAGCGGATCCAGCGGGGGTTTCACAGGCGGGTGTACATTCTGGTAAAGACGCAGCAGGACCCCGAGACGGCCAAGCGGGTCTTCGCGAAGGATGAGCCACCTGTTGAAGCTGAGGAACCGGATGCAGAGGAGCCGGCTCCTCCCCCCGTAACGAGGTCACTCGCCGATCCTACGCCTGAGGTTGGGGCGAAGCCCCAGGCAAAGGCGGCCCCACCCAAGGCGAAAGGGGGCGCAGCGGCCCCGACACCTGGGTCGCGGGCGGAGCCCAAGCCCGTTGTCCAATCGAAGTTGCAGCTCAACGACAAGATCCGCCGCTTCACCAAGAAGATGGGCCTCAACGAGGCCGAGTACCTGGTGGAGTTGGAGCGACGTGGCTTTACCCAGGCTGATGTGGACCGATATAGCACCGGTGTTGGTCCCACGAGGCCGGCCGGTAGAAAGAGTGTGTTTGAC